CCGCCCCAGCCATGATGCCAATTATCATTTCCACCACCCCAGCCTTGATACTGCTGTTGTGGTCCGCCATAAGGTCCTTGGAAGGGTGGAGGTGGAGTTTGCCCTGGTGTGTTTGGACCAGTTGTACTAAAGTTCTGTTGTTGCTGTGGCTGTTGGGATTGTTGAGCCCATGGAGGTGGACCCCAGTTTTGTTGTTGTTGGGCCCATGGTGGAGGACCATAACTTTGTTGCTGATATGGGGACTGCATTGCATAAGGACTACCATATGAACCACCATAAGGAGACATCATGCCACCAAAGCCTTGCATGGGACTAGACTGCAAACCATAAGGTACATTAGGGTTAACACCAGTTCCTTTTGGAGTATATGGATTACCTATTGATTGTTGAGTTGGCAAAGATCCTGCCATACCGTTTACTGCACCGCCCATATTAGCTCCTTAAGCTGGTAAATATTTGTACGCTTTGGTATCAGCTGCGATGTTCTTGGTTCCCAATCGCTTGGCTTTGATACGATCCATCATTTCATAAAGACGCTTAGCACCTGCATCTGTTGAGCCATTGCCCAATTCTGACACAATTCTTGCTGGAATGACAAACTCTCCATCGGCCAAACGAGCTGGTTGCTTACCGCTGATCGATGCTGGTATGGAGTCTGATACGCCATCGCCTGGTCCTTTGAGCAGGTGACCGCCATCAGAGTAACCACCTAAGTCAGACATAGGGCTACCGCCAGTGGCGTAGTGATGCCTGAAAGGAAGACCACCTTGGGCAAACATATACGGCTCGGGACGTTGATATCCTCGGTGTCCCATATCTCCTGCGGCAGGAGCTCTTTCCCTGTTTGCATGAGCCAAATCTGCTGATTCATTTGGGTTTAAATCTTGGGTATAAGTAGCAGCCATTACAGCAGGAGTTGCTCTTAATGAAGCTAAATTTTGAGCAAGGTTATAAGCGGCTTCTGGCATAGATCCAGATGTTCCTGCTTGATATGCGCCTTGCATATTTGCAAGTTGTTTAACCACATCACCAGCCGCATAATGCATTAAACCTCCATGAGCCATGGCTTGAGGATTGGCTTGTTGTTGTGCTTGAACCAATGCAGGATTGGTAGGAATTGCTCCCAAACCGCCTACGCTGGGGATTGATACACTTCCAGGCATAAATGTGGACGTATGCAAATCTTTCAGCTTGGCCATGGTCCTTTGATAAGGATCCATGTTCTGATACTTCTGTTCTGTCTCTACATAAATACCGCCATCAGGGGTCTGTCCCATGGAAACAGTAGGACGCTTAGTGGCCGTTTGAATGCCTGATGCTACTTCTTGAGATCCTCTAAGCATTTTGTCAAAGTCAACCAAACTATCATCACTGCCATCATAATGTTTGACATCCATCAAGCCACCTGCTTTGGCATGGTATGGATTGACTTGGTAATTGGGATACTGTGCTTGATAGGCAGGAGCTGGTGGTGTTGGAATCGATGCGCTAAAAATGGGATTGCCATTCGCATCTCTGGGAATCATCTTCATTCCCATGGGATTTGAGCTACCAGTTGAGGCTGGAATACTGGCTTGCGTGGCACTGTTCAAAGCACCTAAAGCAGTGGTTCCTGCCATCAATGCTGTTACAGGATTGGCCTTGGCATAAGCTCCTAAATTAGACAAAGAGTTAAACGCTCCTGTCCCAGCTGAGTTATACAAGCCTTGACCCATCGTGCTGAGATTGGTCATGGTGTTTCCTGTGGCTCCCATGGCCGCATTTGCCGCACCTGCACCTTTGACCACATCTGCTGCATTTTGCTCAGTCAGATTTCCTGTCATGTTAGCAACCTGAGTAGGTGTCAGATTGGGCATGCTTGATATCGTACTTTGAGCCGCAGTAACCGTGGGGCTAACAGCTGGTGTAGCTGGAACCATACCGCTGGCACTGGGGTTCAATTGATAGCCTCCAGAAGCATCAAAAGCGCCTACGCTGGGAGATGCAACGCCAACTTGATTGGCTTGTCCTGCCGCTTGCTGGAAGGCTGTATTGGCATCTGATGCACCTTGTGTGGCTAGATTGGTTGTTCCAAGATTGGTTAAACTCTCACCCAAATTAGCACCACCCCAAGCACCCAATCCAGCCATCAAGCCTTTGCTTAGACTTCCTGTGACTGCTGCATCACCTGCGCCCACAATACCAGCTGTCATCAAAGGTGTAAGAGTTCCGCCAGACATGGCATCTAAAGCCACGCCAGCCACCATGGGAAGGATAGAACTTAAGAAACCTGCCTCTGGAAGGCCAGTGTGAGGATTGATGGTCAATGAACCACCACGCCTTTGAGCCAAAGCTTGGAGCGCTTGAAGTTCACCAGTGGTCATGTGAACCAAATGGGTGTCGTTTCCACGACCATGATGCTCTAAATGTTTTGCGACTTGGGCTAGGCTCATATCTGCCTCATAAGGTTAATGTTAACTATTTTATCCATTTTCACACCTGAGTTCCACTAGAATTTACCCAGTGACTACCGTTGTACCAAATAGGATACCCGAGAGTTTGATCAAAATACATTTGTCCAATGCTGACATCAACACCTGGACGATTGGCAGTTGTGCCATAAGTGACAATCGATGCCGCTCTGGTAAAGCTGTCAATTTGATTGAAATAAAGCCTTAAAGCATTATAAATTTGATTCTGATAAATAGACGAATACAAATCAGGTGCAACAGGTAAATTGGGTGCAACCGTCTGGACAATTGCTGGGTTGACAGTGCTCATCTTCTACCTGCTGGTTTGATATCAGCTCTTGGCGTACCGAGTTGCCATGCAACACCTAAGTCTGATGAACTGATATTGAATGAAATTTGTCTGGCCCTGATGCGTGTGTACACTTCTCCAGTGAATTGCTGGACCGTGTATTCAGAAACACTTGAGTAGTTATTGCCACTGGTTACCGTGTTAACGTCACTTCCAACAGGCGTAGCTCCAGAGTTTGCTTTGCCATAGAAAGTCATCTTGACAGATGGATTGTTGACATTGGAGCCATTGAAGTTCACATCAGGCAAAAGCCTCCAAATAAACCCAAAATGCTCACCAGCCTCAATACCAAAGTCAGAAGACTGTAAATATGAAACAATCGGTTGAGGCGTAGCTGTAGACACATCGTCTGTTCCAACCTCATGGTAGAGCATGCGACTGTTGTAATCTGCGGCAATCGGATAAGGCTGGATACCATACTGCAACCAAGCCGTTCTACCCATCGTTCCGTAGGTCCAAACTTTATCCAAGTAGTTGTATATCACATACTTGTCTACCGATACACCGCCCTCGTTACTGACGTAGAACCACCAAACTTCGTTGTAAGCTTCATTGGCCCCAGCAAAGATTTGGAAGGCTTGATTGACATTCAAGTCATCAAAAATGTACTGGCGAATAGAACATGGCAAAGTAGAAACCACGCCTGTATATACATAGAACTTGTCTTTACCCATCCAATAGGTCACGTTATTGACCGTAATGGCCGCATTGGGACTCATGATGGAGATGTTGTCCATCAATACGTTAAAGCTCCAAACATATGGATAGCCAATGTATTGCATGGTGTATAGGCAGGAATCTGTCCAAATCAATATCTCGACCCTAGTGGCCTGTGCACACATGATGTAAGAACCGTTGGTCAGCGTAAACCCACCAGACTGATTGGTCACTTGTGGTGTCCATTGGTACTGGTTTGCTTGGTCGCACCAACGTATGGTCATGGGATCAAAAGTAGTACTTCCATATGCATTAGTACCAAAAGCAATCACAAACTGCTGGATGGATGAAGTCAGAATGTAGTTACAAAGCAATGGTACGGCTGTGCTGGAATAGGAGAAACTGTAGTTTCCTGATGATGATCCTGTTGTAGGCTGGGAAAGTGGGACCGATGTAGATCCAATGACATAAGCTGAAGTCACATATGTGCCAGCCAATATATTCACGCCACTTACAATGTAACTGCCAGGATAAATGCCTGTTGCATTCGTCACTGTGATCGTAGATAAGCCTGTGGTAAATGAAGCTGTAGTGATGGCACTGACTTGCGTTTGGGTCAAAGTTGCCAAAGGTGTAGATCTGGTGGATACCCCACTCGATGCTTGCCAGTAATAAATTGCTCCACCTCTAGGATTAAGTACTAAATCCTGACCAAAGTTATCTGCTGACCAAAGCCTCAACTGAG